ACTTGGTCTGAGTATGACGACAAGACACATGAAAGAGCCACCTACCTTAGAAGAGAAATAGCATGGTGGGAAGCTTATTTAGAAGAGGTGATGTTATGAAAAAATTAACAAACTCACAAGTTATTTGGCTTCCTAAAAAAGTCAACAACCCAACCATTGAAGATGTTAATGCGATGGGCGGACACATGGTGCAAGCCTTTGACGATTTTAACAATTCAGATACTTTAGCCAATCGTTTAAATAACGAAACGCGTGGTTCTGCTGGTTTTTATTACGCTGTTTAGGAGATAGAAAAATGATTAAAGAGATTTATGACTTGACAGATGCTCAGATTTACGACCTACAAGAAAGGCATAATAAATTAGTGAGGCTTCGCTTTTGGTCAGAATGGACTGATGGATTCTGTTCTTGGGTGGATAGCAAGGCTAACTTTAGCGAGGGATATATCGAAATTCCCTCTTATCAAACGCTCAGTGGACACGCTGAGATTTTAGAACTGGAAACAGGAGAAGTAAAATGAGAATAGAAGTTGATTTAGATTATTTAGACACTTACCCTAAAGAACTGCTGATAATGATTATCAAGCGTCAAAAAGAAGAATATGATGCTACATTTAGTGCTGTTAAATCAAAAGACGCTGATAGAAAAATGTTCGCAAGCCAAATTAAGAAGCATTTTGGTGGTCAGCAACAATTAGCAGAATTGTTGGGAGTTACACAAGCAACCACATCTCGATGGGTTACTGGTAGAACGCCATTACCTGCTGACAAAAAGGCGCGAATAATAGTCTTGAGTAATGGTGAATTTAAATTTAATGCAGGAGAAGTAAAATGAAACTATTAACAAAAAAGATTGAGAGAAAACTCTTAAAGAATAATTCTGCAATAAAGAAAGGTGAGGCTGAGAGCAGTGGCATGTTGCCAGTTGTTAAGTTCTTCAACCCATGCGGTGATGGTACATGGTTAATCACTGACATGGACTCAGATGGAATTATGTTTGGATTGTGTGATTTAGGCTGGGGTACTCCAGAGATTGGATATGTTAGCCTAGATGAGTTAAAATCAGTAAATGTAGGGTTTGGTTTAGGCATCGAAAGAGATTTGTGGTTCGAGGCTGATAAAACCCTACAGGGATACATCAAAGACTCGCGAGAGAAATCATACATTGACGCATAAGGAGAAATCATGGCTTTAACATTCATTCCAGAAGGTGAACACCTAATCGAAGTACCTCTTACAGAATACGACCTTGAGTTATTTAAGGAAATTGTTTATTCAGGTGGGGAGGCTGAGTGGATATGCAAGAGCCATGATGGTGAAACTAACATTACTATTATTTTTACACAGGAGGGTGAAAATGAAGAAATCAAGTATGACGGGTAAAGAAATTAAGCAAATGAGAAAGGGGTACGGACTTAAACAGCGTGAATGCGCTCTTATGCTCGGTATTGGCACAAGGATGTGGCAGAAGTATGAAGAGGGCTACCCGTGTAAACAACTATACATTGACGTTATTCAAGACCGAATGGCAAATTATAGATAAATAATTATCTGGCGAATAAAATGTATTATAATATGTAGACCTCTTAGGTGATTAACGGGGTGGGAGTAATTACCCACCCTATCTAAGCAGGTACAAAGTTAATTAAACAGAGAGGTTATATGGACAAATCCCCCCAAAAATCATTCATTCTTCACTTAGATAGTTTGCAGATTTTAGACGAAATGACTGATGAGCAAGCTGGTCAGTTATTCAAAGCAATTAAAGATTATCATTCAGGTAAAGAATTAGAAACATCGCAATTGATAAGAATTGCATTCAACAGTTTCAAACAGCAGTTCGCTAGAGAGGCTATCAAGTATCAGAAAGTTTGCGAAAGAAATCGAGCAAATGGTGCTAAAGGTGGCAGACCACCAAACCAACCCAAAGAATCCCAAAATAACCCACTGGGTTTTTCAAAAACCCAAGGAAACCCAAAAAACCTTGATAGTGATAATGATAGTGATAATGATAATAAAAAGATATCTATAGACACTTTCCAACCGAACGAAACATCAATCAAGCGCATTAAAGAGAAGTATCCTGAATTGAAGGATTATCAGGTTCTTGTTGATGATTTTATTGACCAAGCCAAGAATAGAGCCAAACCACTTAAAGACTATCAAGCTGGATTTAGGCGATACTTGAAAGAGGGCTGGATAAAACCGAACTCTGCGAATTCACCGCCAGACACTTATCAAGCTATTGGTGATGCTGTTCGCGCTAAACAATCAAAGAGAAGGATAAAGCCACCAACAACGATGGCAGAATTAACATTACTTAACGGGGGTTAGTATGTATTCAGACAACGAAACAGATACACACGTTCACGATTATCGTGAAATTGCAACCGAGATTGCTGAATGGTGTGAAAGAAATTATGGTTACTTCATACGGGGTAAAGCCGACAAGATTAAAACCATTGAAGAGTTTGCAGACCAGCTATCAAGATTGACAGACGGGCAAATCAACGCGCGCCAAATTGCCCTAAATCAGCACTTTGATACAGGAGTTCAGCATCCACCAGTCCCAGCACAATTACTAAAGACAATGCGCCAAATCGCGCCCTTACAGGAGAGAAAAATGATTGCATACACAGAAGCACAAATAGATTGGTTTGGTTTATGGAAGAATTCTAGTCATGAAAGAAAGATGGATTTTTTCCGAAATCAGAAGTTGAGCGATATTCCAGCATTTGTGAAGTATGAAGCTAAGAAGTATTATATGAAAGAAGCAAGCATGACCTCAGATGAAGCTAACAACTGGATAAGAGAGAGATGAACATAGCGCTTAGAAAGGTAGCATACGACTCGCTCACACCAGATGATGAGCAATCACAAGACTATTTGAGCAAGATTGGTATTGGCTCAGTAATTGTTAGTGAGTTTAAGAAGCCGAGGAATTATCAGTTCCACAAGAAGTACTTCGCTTTGCTGAATTACGCATTTGACCATTGGACACCTAATGAGTTTGACGAGCCTAGATGGAAGGGTGTTGTGCCTCAGAAATCATTTGAAAGATTTAGAAAAGATTTGATTATTCTGGCTGGTTATTATGAGGCAGTGTATCGTGTTGATGGCTCTGTTAGGATTGAGCCTAAGTCTATCAGATTTGCAAGCATGGATGAAATTGAGTTTAACAAGTTATACGGCAATACGGTTCAGGTGGTTCTAGATAAGATTTTGACCAATTACACAAAAGGTGACTTGTTGCGAGTTATGGAACAGATGGAGGGGTTTTACTAATGAAAGCAAAAATTCACATTAACCAGCCACTGAGTTGCGGTGCTACGGTTTGGATAGAAGCTGAGTACGAAGATTTAAAATTAACACAGGAGGATTAATGAATATATATAAATTAACATCAGTTCAAGTAATAACACATGAAATATGTGCTAAATCTAAGGCTGAAGCACTTAGAAAGTTTAATTATAACTTTGTCCCTTATGATAGTGATGAGGATATAGAGCAAGATGATAGTTTAGAACTTGGTTACCTCTCTCCAAGATTTGGTGATACTGAAACAATAGAATATGCTCACCTACTATCTGACATAGTGAAACTGGAGGATTAGTGAAAGTTGATATAGATGATGCTATCTTCGCTTGCAAAGTTCTGAAGAAATCGTCTTTACACACAGATAACTTCTGGGGGCATCATGCACAACTAACCGTTCTTTATTGGTTGAAGAAGATGGGGTTTAAATCCGTTTCATTAATATCAGAAGAAGATGAAGAGAAGTCCCAATAACAGATGACAAACAAGGACAAAAAAGAAAGGTTCAACGCGCTGTCAGAATACGGTTGTGTAGTTTGTGGCTTGCCAGCAGAGATACATCACTTGCTTGGCATTAAGTATAGTGGCATGGGGCAGAAAGCTAAAGACGAATACACGATACCCTTGTGTCCAAATCATCATCGAGGCAAGGATGGTATCCACCAGATTGGAGTCAAGACTTGGGAATTCATGTTTGATGAGCAAGAATATTATTTAAAAAAAGTTGATAATTTTTTAAAAAAACAGCTGTATTAATAAAAAAAGGTCTATAATATAAGTATAGCAATTAAGCTATAACCAAAACAGGAGAATGAAAATGAAAAAACTTACTAAAAAACAAGCAAAAATTATTGATGCCGTTAACCAAGCCATTGACATCGATGTTAAGATTCTGAAAAACTATATCGAAGAAAATAGAGAAGAAATGGTTAGTCACATGCAAGACAGTATCAAAAACAAACTTAGTGGGATTGCCTCTTATCTTGTTTATAGCGATACCACTAAGGACAATAAAAACTGGGTTGTCAAAGATGAAATCCGTGCAATTCAAAACATGGATGTTCTTAAAGTAAAAGTTTGGTTAGATATTGTTGAATCAGGCAACGCTGTTTCAGAAGAAGAGTACAAACTAGCTAACGCTTAAATCAACAGGGGGAGAAATCCCCCGCTACGGAGAAGAAAAATGGAATACATAGATAGAGTTTTAATGGACGAAATCGAGCATGACCGTATGGAGCATGCTCACAATGCAAAATATGAGGATGAGTTGTACAGGTTCTCTATCGAAGTTTGGGCAACGATAGCTGTTGTTGAGCATCATTTAGATAAAGACTTCAATGTCAAGTTTAAGATGGAATCAATAGAAGCGCTAAGAGATGCTTTGGATGAAATTTCATCGGTTCAAATGCACTACGACACCTTGCATAGTTTGGAGCAAGATGATATTTGGAAAATCATATGGGAGAATCCAGCATGGTAAATAATATCAGAAGAGCAACCAATCACTGGCTATGGACTAAAGGTCTAGCCACTTTGAAACAATACCCAATGACAGTTGAAAGATACAAAGTGTCACGGCTATTCAAGCGCGGATTTGTAGTTGGATTTATGTGCGGACTCGTGCCATACATTGTACACATGGGAGGGTGGTTGAGATGAAGATTCAAAAGCTAAAGAGTAAGCTGGCAAATCTACCAGTTCCGCCTGTTGTTCAAGACCAAGAGCCAGACTTCATGTCATACGCTCATGAGCAAATGATGACTGAGGAACACAAGCGGGAATCAGACAAGCTAACAGAGGCAATGCTTCGGGATATAGGTGCTTTATGAAATCAGGACGATTAGATATAGACTTGGTTGATTTGGAGTCTGTAAAGATTGACGGGATTGACTATAAGGATTATCCAGATTTCTGCGATGCTTTTATAGCAAGCGCAAAGTACAATAACGGCGAGCCATTATCTAGCGATGATTGTGATGCCTTTATGAATGAGCATACTACTGTGTTCTATGAATTAGTATGGGAGAAGGCACATCATGAATGTTAATTTATATCAATTGGCAGTTTTGGAAAAGGCTTTAGAATTAGAGCTAAAAGGTCTTAAATCCAGAGGGCGTACAGCCTATTCAATTATTAAATCGGAATTCGGGTTCAAAGGCGGTAGAGAATCCGTGTTAAGTCAATTTAAAGATTATCGCCAAAACTTAATGAAGGAGGTTCTACATGAGCCAGAAGGGTAAAGTTATAGAGTTCGCACCTAAAGATGAAAGGTGGGATAAATTTAAGGGCGCTATAGATAAAATGATTGCGCGCGCAACAAGTCAAGATGAGCGTGATGATATTCTAGCAGTAATAGAAGTTTATCATGGACTCAAAACGGAAATGTTGGATATGTTAACAGAAGAGCAAGCTCGTAATCTGTGTTCAAGTGTTTGTATGAGCGTCATCACCGAACTTGAAGAGGAGGAGCATTATGACCCAGAAGGATAGACTTAGACGTTATCTAGTCAATAACCAATCAATAGACCCGTTACGTGCTTGGACAGATTTAGGTATATACAGGCTTTCAGCCGTAATTTATATACTAAGGCGCGAGGGTGTTGGTATAACTACAGAGAATAAAACTATACACAATAGATATGGTGAAAAATGTGTAGTTGCTAACTATATGCTTGATGATTATGTTCCATACTGATAGTGTGGTTGAGTTATACGATGAGTGGATGTGTGATTTTAGTAGGATAGACCAATCGCATCGACTGATAAAAATCTCAATCCTTAAATGTAGAACGGTTGACAAAATCGATACTATTGTCAAGAAGTTGACAGGCTCTAAAGATTACACGCTTGTCGATAAGCGAGAGAAACATGTTAATAAAAAACTAGGAGATATAAATGACTACTTCAAACAGAAACATTATGGAAGCTTTTGCCGAATTCAGGGGCAAGATTGACACGATAAAGAAAACGTCAAAAAACCCTTTTTTCGGCAGTAATTATGCTGATATTAACACAGTGATTGGCGCAATCAATCCAGTGCTAGATGAGGTTGGGTTGGTATATGTACAATCACCAACTGTATTAGATGGTTTTGATTATCTAAAAACCACGGTATATATGCAGGATAACCCAGACCAAAGCGTTGAATCAATGGTTAGGTTGATACTAACCAAGAATGACATGCAACAGTTAGGCTCTGCTATAACCTACGCGAGACGATATGCGTTAATTTCAATGTTCGGGCTTGAAACAGAAGATGATGATGGCAATATGGTTTCTGGCAAAGTTTCAAAAAAAGCGCCTAAAACAGAAAAAAAGCTGTATAATACAACACCTACACAACAACAAAATGCAAGAATTAACAAGGCATTTGAGTTGTTGGATAATGCTAAAGAAAGGGGAGATATTAACAAAGCAAAGACTATTTATTTTCAAGCAGAATCAGAAGGCATCACACAAATATGTGATAAAGCCATTAGCCTGTTCGGAGATGAATTATAAATTAACCTATCGCAATGGTTAGTCGGGGTGAACTTCTTTCATTTGAATCTCCGCACCTCGTTAGGTCTTATGCGGGATTGACTACCCTAAGTAGTCACTTTTAACTAAACAAAGGAGTTATTATGGTAGTAGAAGATTTTGAAGATGCTCTAAGGATTTTAAGCACGAAAGATATGAGGGGTAAATTTAGATTTTTTAATGAAGACTTTATTCTTAGGCTTTCGAACAAATTAGGTTGGACTGTAGCACACGCTCAAGCCAAGAGGGGCTGGACAACACAAGATGAAAGCATTGTGAGAATGGCAACAACCAAAGGCTATACAGTTGCACACGCTATGGCTTTCAGAGGTTATGTCTTTCGTTTTGAAAGAATTAACAAATTAGCTACTCTAGCTGGTTGGCTAGGTGTTAATGACAAGAGCGGGTTTCCGCCACCAATCACGGTGGAGAATATAGGAAGCCTCGTAACCAAGAACTATTTAGGAATTAAAAAACAAAGGAGAACAGATGTCGGATTATGATAATACAAATACAGCAATAGCTTTCGTTGATAACGGACTATTCAACAAAGCTGGCGTAGAAGCTAAAGGTAGTAAACCAATTCTAACTGTAAAGGTTAATTTTGACGGTGTTGATAAGGAAATCGGTTTATGGTTTTCAACTGATAAACAAACTGGTCAGTACAAAGTTACTCAGAACGGCAGTAAGATGCTAACTGGTCAAGTTAAAGACCCCTATGTTGCCCAAGCTGTTCAAGCGGTAAGCGCAACAGTTAATGACGAATTTGAAGATGACATCCCGTTTTAGAATATGAAAGCAACCCTCACAAGTTTAGAGAAAATAAAGCGCAACCCAAACAATCCGCGCGTCTTGAAAGATGAGAACTTAGATAAGCTAGTATCCTCTATTAAAGAGTTTCCACAAATGCTTGATATTAGACCAATCGTTGTTAATGACGATATGGTGGTATTAGGTGGCAATATGCGCCTAGTGGCTTGCAAAGAAGCAGGGTTAAAGAAAGTACCAGTAATCAAAGCTAGTAGTTTGACCGAAGAGCAACAAAGAGAATTCATTATCAAAGATAACGTAGGATTTGGTGAGTGGGATTGGGATTTATTATCTACCGAATGGGATACAGAAGCTCTTGACAAATGGGGGCTTAAAACTTGGGGTACATCTGAAATCGATTTAGATGATTTTTTTGAAGATGATACGACAGAGAAGCAAAATGCCAACAAGATTGTTTTAGAATACAACGATGAAGATTACACTCAAATCATTGAATTGTTTGCTAATCACGAAGGAACTAAAGAATCTATTGTTTTGAATCTGTTACAAACATGAAGATTTATCTAGCTATTAATAATCTTATTATGTTTACTCATGCTGAACCTAAAGAAATATACTGTCTATCTTCCTACCATTACTCACAGAAAGACAAAACCTTGACTTCTTATTTTCCTAAATGGAAAGACTTTATTCTTGATTCTGGGATATTTACTTATCTGAATGGCAAAGACGCTCGCGGGGTAGATTGGGAGAAATATGTAGACAACTATGCTGTTTATGTAAAAAAACACAACATTAAAAACTATGTTGAAGTGGACATTGATAAGATTGTTGGTTTAAAAGAAGTGGAGCGGTTGAGAGAGCGACTAGAAAAAAAAGTAGGCTGGCAATCAATGCCAGTTTGGCACTTAAATAGAGGATATGACAAGTGGCTAGAGATATGTCACGATTATAGCTATATCTGTTTTGGTGCATTTATAACCGATGGACTGAAAGAGAGTAAATATCATAAAATCCCTAAATTTATTGCTGATGCTAGAGCAAAAAAGTGTAATGTACACGGATTAGGCATGACTCACTTCAAATGGCTTAAATCGTTGAGGTTTCATTCGGTAGATAGTAGTTCATGGATTGGTGGAGTTAGATATGGAGCTGTATCTGTGTTTGATAAAGATAGAGTTAGAACTATCAAGAAACCAGAGAACAAGAAATTCACAAATTACAAACAAGTAGGTGAGCATAACTTAAGAGAGTGGACAAAATTCATAAACTATGCAGAACACAGATTATAATAACAAGGAGCGTCTTATGAGTAAAAGAATACCGATACACGGAAATATGAGTCGACCAGCAGACCCAGCTGATGCGATTCAAGAAGTTGAAAAAGGAAAGGTAGAGTGGACAGGAGGCGATTTAATAGTTTCTGTTTCGACTCAAGAGTTCACCTCTGTATGCCCAACAACAGGACAGCCAGACTTTAACACTATAACGATAATCTATAAGCCTGATAGGTTTTATGTAGAATCCAAAACTATGAAATTCTACCTATGGTCTTATCGTGAATATGGGGCGCATTGTGAAACTCTAGCTAAAAAGATAGCTGAAGACATATACTTAGCTATTGAGCCTTTAAGTATTGAAGTAATAGTGAATCAGTTTCCTAGAGGCGGACTAAAGATTATTTCAAACTTTAAAAAAGAGAGGTAATTATGAAAAAAGCACTAGTATTACTAAGCGGTGGTCAAGATAGTACAACGTGTTTGTATTGGGCGCTGAAGAATTTTGACCAAGTGCAAGCTATTGGCTTCGATTATGGTCAAATGCACTCTCAAGAACTAAAGCAAGCAAGAAAGATTGCTGATTTTGTTAATGTTGAGTATAAGATATTTAATATCAAAGGCTTGCTTGCTAGAAGCAGTTTAACTGAACACACTAATCACAACGATAAAAGCTACGTTGATAAAGATTTACCAGCCTCGTTTACCAGTGGGAGAAACATTTTGTTTCTAACTATAGCTGGTAGTTATTGTGCCGAGAAAGGAATAAACGATATTGTGACAGGGGTTTGTCAAACAGATTATTCTGGATACCCAGATTGCCGTAGAACCACCATCGACTCAATGCAGAACACTTTAAGTCTAGGTCTAGGAAACGGTGATTACAGAATACATACACCTTTGATGTATTTGGATAAAGCAGAAACTTGGGGATTGGCGTGTGACCTTAATTGTTTAGGTGTAATCGTCCATGATACTTTAACAGATTATGACGGTGATATGACACTCAACGAATGGGGTAGAGGTAAAGCCGACAACCCAGCAAGCAAGCTAAGAATGAAAGGTTATTATGAAGCCAAGGAGAGAGGATGGATTTAGTAACCGCATCTCGTTATCACGACATAAGCACAGGACACAGAGTATCCGGTCACGAAAACAAATGCGCCCATATTCACGGACATAACTATAGATTTCATTTTACTGTAGCTACCGATGAATTAGACTCTATAGGTAGAGTAATAGACTTCTCTGTGATTAAAGTAAAACTGTGTCAATGGCTTGAAGACAACTATGACCACAAGTTTCTAATGTGGGAGAACGACCCGTTGTTGGAAAAAATGATAGATATAGTACCTAAAGATATTGTTGTTACACCTTTCAATCCAACAGCCGAGAATATCGCTCAACATTTGGTTGAAGTTGTAGCACCTAAACAGCTAGATAAAACAGGCTGTAAACTAATTAAATGTGTAATAGACGAAACAAGGAAATGTTCAGCATCTTATGAAATTAAATATTAGTGAAATTTTTTACTCCTTACAAGGAGAAGGGTTAAGAATTGGTACGCCAACAGTATTCATCCGCTTACAAGGATGTAAAGCGAAACATGCTTGCTTTAAAAAAGGGATAGTTTGTGATACGGAGTTTGAATCTGGCAAAGAGTATCAACTTGAGCAACTGGTAGATTGGATTAAGCAAAACGCTCATGGTTGTAAAGAGATAACTTGGACAGGCGGAGAGCCAACCGACCAGCTAACAGATGAAATGATTAAGTTCTTCAAAGATAAAGGGTACTATCAAGCGATAGAAACAAGTGGCTTGAACCCAGTTCCTGATGGATTAGATTATGTAGCCCTATCTCCTAAAGTTGGAGAACACGTTATCAAGAAGAATTTTAAAAAGGTTGACGAACTTAAATATGTTAGACACTCAGGGCAAGAAATACCTCAACCAAGCATTGAGGCTGACCATTATTGGGTAAGCCCTCATTCTGATGGATTTCAAATCAATCGCGAAAATCTCAGACATTGTATAGACCTGTGTAAAGCCAATCCTAAATGGAAGCTATCTTTACAATCGCACAAAGTGTGGAGAGTGTTGTGAATCAGCGAATCATAACTTGGAAAGATATTAAAAGTCGAGTAAAAGAGTTAGGCTTAGATGATAATTCGAAGTACTACGGAGTTCCAAGAGGCGGTCAAGCCATAGCATCTTATTTGAACCCAGTAGACACCCCAGAAGAGGCAGATTTTATCATTGATGACCTAATCGACTCAGGAGCAACAAAAAACGCCTATATGAGCAAATATAACAAGCCATTCATTGGACTATATGATAAACAAGCAGAAGGTATTACAGATTGGTTGGAATTTCCATGGGAAAAAGATGGCGATAAAGAAGTTGAAGAAAACATGGCTCGTGTTATACAATACTTTGACGATGGAAATAGAGAGGGGCTAAAAGAAACTCCTAAAAGGTATGTTAAGTTTTTAAAAGAATTCTTATCCCCTGATGATTTTAACTTTACCACATTTGACGGTGAAGGCACAGATGAAATGATTGTGCAATGTAACATTCCTTTTTACTCTTTGTGTGAACATCACTTAGCACCTTTTTTTGGTGTAGCACACATTGCTTATATCCCAAGTGGTAGAATAGTAGGTTTATCAAAACTAGCAAGAACGGTTGAAAAGTACACAAGAAGACTTCAGAACCAAGAAAGAATAACAACTCAAGTTGCTGAAAGAATACAAAAAGAGTTAAACCCATTAGGGGTTGGTGTTGTTTTAAAGGCGCAACACCTATGTATGGCAATGAGAGGGGTAAAGAAACACGATGTATATACTACAACATCTAAGATGATTGGTGCATTTAAAGAGGATATGAATACTAGGCACGAATTCTTAAAACTTATCAAAACTTAACAAAAATGAAATTAACTGATAACGAATTTTGGAAAGTATTAAGAGAGAGCGCAGGTATCTATGCTAGAGCAGTTCGTTTGGCAAAAAAGGAATACAATGTAGACATTTCACGCATTGCTATCAGAGAAAGAGCATTAAAAGACCCTCACCAATTGAAAGACATTAGAGAAGAAAACATTGATATAGCAGAAGAAGGGATACATTCATTGATGCGCTCTAAAAACGAGTCTGTGCGATTTAAAGCTGTTCAACTATACTTAAAGACCATTGGTAAAGAAAGGGGTTATGTTGAAAGACAAGAGTTCGATGTTGATAGTGATATGAATTTCACTGTTGAGTTTATCATGCCTGAATGAATGTCAAAGTTCCTTTTGCTTTTAATTCCCTGTTTGAACCGAAACGATATAAGGTTTATTATGGTGGCAGGGGTGGTGGTAAGTCATGGGGGTTTGCTCTAGCTTTATTGGTTATTGGTGGTAACTCCAAGAAGAGAATTCTCTGCACCCGTGAGGTTCAAGGCTCAATAAGGGACTCTGTTCACAAACTTCTTTGCACTTGTATAGAGAACCATAATATTGGTAATTTTTATCGAATTACGAGAGATGCTATATACGGCAAAAATGGAACAGAGTTTATCTTTCATGGATTGAAGCACGACCCGATGCAAATTAAATCTCTTGAAGGAGTTGATATTTGCTGGGTTGAAGAGGCGCAGAAGATTAGCAACGATAGCTGGGATGTTCTTATCCCAACAATAAGAGCAGAAAACTCTGAAATATGGATTTCGTTCAATCCAAATATAGCTACTGACCCAACATATCAAAGGTTTATTGTCAACCAAAGACCAGACCAGATAACAACTAAGATTAATTATAATGAAAACCCTTTCTTTAGCTCTGAATTACGCTCTGAAATGGAATATCAGAAAGAGATTGATTATGATGATTACTTACATATCTGGGAAGGTGAATGTAAAGAGTCTACTGATGCGCAGATATTTAAGCATAAGTATATAGTTGAGGATTTCGAGTCACCAACAGATGCCACTTATTATTACGGTCTTGATTGGGGTTTCTCGCAAGACCCCACAGCGATACTAAGATGCTTTATAATTGGGAATGATTTATACATTGATTATGAGGCTGGCGGTACTCAGGTTGAGCTTGATAATACCTACACCCTAATTGACCAAATACCTAATTCAAAAAGATGTGTAATAAGAGCAGATTCAGCGCGACCAGAGTCTGTCAGTTATGTGAGGCGACAAGGCTATATGATTGAGTCTGTACATAAGTGGTCTGGAAGTGTAGAAGATGGTATTGAGCATATCAGGAGTTTTAAGCAGGTACATATACACAGCAGGTGCATGGAAACAGCTAGTGAGTTCGTCAGATATAGTTATAAGGTTGATAGAGTTACTGGTGACATACTGCCTGTCATTGTTGATGCTCATAACCACTACATAGACGCACTCAGATACGCTTTACAACCAATGATAAAAAAGAAAGGCAAACCAAAGTTAGCAACAATCAAAGGATTTTAAAATGGGAATTGAATCAACACATCCGCTTTACGATGATAAAGCAGAACAATGGGAAAGAGTCAGAGATTCTTATACAGGTAGTGATGCGGTTAAGAGCAAGGGTGAATTATACTTGCCAAAATTAAGCGGACAGGAGAAAAAAGACTATGACGCTTATAAGTTACGCGCTTTATATGTAAACGCTCTAAAATCAACGGTTAGCGGGCTTGTGGGTGCTGTTATGAGGGTAGAACCAGTTGTTGATGCGCCAGATAGAGTTCTGGAACTAACAAAAGATATTACTGGTACTGGTGTTTCATTAAACGATTTCATATCCAACATGCTTACCGAACAGCTTTTAACTGGGAGGCAAGGTGTTTTGGTTGATAGGAATTTCGACAGGTCGTATCTTTCAGGATACACAACAGAGCAGATTACCAATTGGGCTAATAACAGAATTATCCTTAGAGAGTCTTACATCAAGAAAGACCCTAAAGACGAATACAAGTGTGAGTATGCAACTCAATACAGAGAGCTACTTGTTGAAGAGGGCGAATACATCGTAAGGATTTGGAGAGAAAACAAAGGCTGGAAAATATGGCAAGAGGTGTATCCTACCAATGTTGGCAACGCTTTGGTAAATATTCCTTTCGTTGGAATCAGTGGTAATGAATTGAACTTATCACCATCCGCTCCACCATTGTTGGCTTTAACAGATGTTGGCTTATCAATGTATAGAACAAGTGCAGATTTAGAACATGGTAGGCACTTTACCGCACTTCCTACACCTTACGTTACTGGTATTGATGTTGATAGTGAGTTATCTATTGGCTCTGGCTCTGCTTGGATTTTGCCAGACTCATCTAGTAGGGCTGGTTATTTGGAATTCAGTGGTCAAGGTTTAACCGCGTTAGAAAAAGCAGTTGAAGAAAAACGCTCAATCATGGCTGGTCTGGGCGCTCAATTATTACAATCTCAAAAAGCTGGTGTTGAATCAGCAGACTCTATAAGATTACGGCAAAATGCAGAAGCCTCAACCTTAGTAGGTATTGTTATGACAGTTGAAGAAGGGATTACTCGGGCTTTGCAACATATGGCTGAATGGGAGGGTGTTTCTGAGGAAGTAACCGTTACTCTAAATACTGACTTTGTTGATACCAAGATTTCAGCGCAAGACTTAACCGCTTTGATGGGTGCTTGGCAATCTGGTGCTATTAGTCATGACACATTCTTGCACAACATGAAGAGAGGCGAGATACTACCTAAAGGCATTAGTGTTGAGGATGAGAAGCAACTAATCGACCTAGATGTCTAGTGTCAACAGCGACCTCAAGGATGAAATAACGGGGCATGCCGTCAGCTTAAATCGGCTTGAAGCTGGCATGAGGAAAGATGTCGTAAAAGAGTTGAAAGTATTAGAGCGCAAGCTAACTAAGCAGTTAGATAATTCTAATGTTTTGAACGGCAAGCCCATGACAAAGTTTCGCCAGAAGCGCTTACGAGAACTACTGAAGCAAACCAAAGAAACTATCAATCAGCACTACAAAGAGATTGAGAACCGCCTTGATAATGATTTGGCTTCTGTCGCTGGCGTTGTTGAGGCTCAAACTGTTAAAGCTGTAAACACCTCTATCAAAGCATCTGTATTATCAACAGGGATGAGCAAACAGGCTCTCAGGGCAATAGCCTCAAACACTCTTATTGAGGGTGCGCCCTCTAAGGAATGGTGGGCAAGGAGAGGAACTGCTTTTGTTGATAAATTCTCAGATACCGTAAGACAGGGTATGCTTTCAGGTGAAACAACACCACAGATAGTAAGAAAGCTGAGAGGCTCAAGAGATTTGCAATATAAAGATGGATTGTTGCAAGGAAATTATAGGAGCGCAGAGGCTCTAGTTAGGACATCCGTACAATCTGTTGCGAACTCGGCAAGGGTTGAAACATACCGAGAAAACGATGATATTGTTAAGGGTATAGAGTGGTCAGCAACATTCGATAACAGGACTAGCCAAATATGTGCCAATCTTGACGGCAAACAATGGGATTTAGATTACAATCCTATAGGACACGGTACACCATATCCTGGGGACACTGCCCATTGGAATTGTCGTTCTACCACAGTTAGTGTTCTAAAGAGTTGGAAAGAATTAGGCGCAAAAGGAAAGTTTAAAGAAATACCAGAATCAACAAAGGCAAGTATGGATGGTCAAGTATCAGGCAAGCAGAACTATGAAACTTGGCTCGGAAAGCAAAGCAAAGCCACCCAAGAAGATGTGCTGGGAAAAGGCAAGCGCAAACTCTGGAAAGAGGGCAAAGTTGGCTTCTCTGATTTAGTTGACCAAAGTGCTAACCCTTTGACGTTAGGACAGATTAAGAACAAATTAAGCATGGTTGATGATGTTGTGTTTGATGTGCCGTATGTTAATTTAGAGAAGAGTTATGATGTTGCTCGGTCACATATACAAGAAGTAAATGGAGAGCGATTCATAGGAAAGGCAACTGAATTAGCCCAGCCTGTTACCGCAAGTAAGAATATGTTAATAAACCTTCAGGTTACAGGCTTTGTTTCAGAAGATTTAGCGAAACAAGCAACCAAGGCTTTAGGTTCTGATAAAGTTAAGGTTCACATGGCTTTCAAAACAACTAGCCTTAAAAAAGCAATACGAGATAAAGAAATTAAAAACAGCCTACAATCTGGTAAAGGCTCATACAAGACACACGGTAAAGAAAGGATAAGTTTAGAAAAGAGAGTTTTAGGTCTTGATGATTTTGATGCAGAAAATGTAAGCCACTACCCTAAATATGGGTTTATGGCATCAAAAGATAAGTTTGATTTTGACAAGATATTTGATTACGATTATGGTGATAATGTAGTTGTTTTTAAAGATACAATCAGAAAAAGAACAACAGTAACAATGGGTGATTCTTTTAATGGCAACGATTTAAGTCTAGGTGGTGCTACACCTCCATCTCCGCTTAATAAAATCAATGAAGAAAGTTTTTACCGAACTTTTAGATACACAGAAGGTAAGGATTATCAGCCTTTTACTTACATGTTTGATGATGCTGACAAATTCATGAAGTCTGGTCATTACAAAGATTTAGTTAAAACAACTAGAGCAGAATATATTGAGGCGCAAATATATGGCGAATTAGATTTAGAAGATATAGATTATATTATGACTAAGACTGAAGGTGCAAAAAAAGCAATAGAATCAGAATTAAGAAAAGCAGGTGTAGATATAAAGGTGAAACTGTATGAGTGATTTAGTAATAATTAATGATGATGAAAAACTCTATGTTTTTGATTATAAAGAAGATGAAAAGATGGCAAGTGTGTATAAAATAAAAGGGAAAAAACGCATAAAGTCCCTAGCAACCTTCCCTGCGTGTTTACGGTTTATGCCCTATGCTGTTGTAAAAGAAATAAACAAATAACTTTCAATTATCTTAACTTTATGTAAATTAAAGTTGACAAACACGAAAAAAGGGCGTATAATAGGAACTATAAAATCAAGAATGTGACAGGTTCTAGATGCTCTTTAAAAACAAGTAGGCGAATAAAGATAAAGCCAAACGACCATTACTTTTAATTTATTTGGAGATTCAAAATGAAAACAAATGAACTTGAAAAGTTCTTGTCTGACACTCTTAACAGATTAGCAGATGAAGAAGAGAAGAAGGCAAGCCTAGTTGGAAAAGTCTTTTCTTTAGAAGATGTGGAATATGAAATTCACGTTGACGGTAGAAAAGATGCAGGGTCTATAGGACATGGAGTTGTAATGTTCTGGTACAAAGGAAAGCCAGAACCAGACTCTGGATTGTATAGCGAAAGCGGTTGCTACTTTTGGGATGAGCCACCATACTTCAATGAGAAGCAGTGGAAAAAAGATAGATACGGTTAGAAAGTAACAATCAAAACTAAAAGGGATAGCCTAACAAGTTATCCCTTTACTTTTAATTTATTTGGAGATTTAAAATGGATAATAAAAAAGACTATTATGTCAGAGTTAATGGAAAAATACTTAGAGATAAAAACAACAAAGTGATATGGCATACAGAAACAGAGGCATTTAAACTTGCTGATAAACTCACTTCCATGGGTAAAAAAGCAAATGCTGGTTTTTATTTGTTTTGATATCAAAAAGTTAAACTCTATTTTCATATAACCAAAAGGGACAGCCTAACAAGTTGTCCCTTTTTTTATGTTTAACGCAAAAAACACAAACTAATGTATAATACTTCCTTCACAGAGTGACAATTTTAATTATTCAGGGAATAAAATGAGCGAACCAAAAACATACACAGAAGAAGAATTCAACGAACTTCAAACCAAAGCAGACGAATCTAAAACAAAGTTAGATGAGTTTCGCACCAACAATGTTAAACTAATGAAAGACATGGATGCCTTAAATGCAAAGTTTGAGGGTATAGACTTAGATGTTTATAATGACATGGTTGAGAAACAGCAAAAGTTAAACGATAAAAAGCTAATAGATGAAGGAAAAATAGATGAGTTACTTGAAGAGAAAACTAGAGCAATGCGTGATGTGCATAACAAAGAAATTGAGAAATCTGAAAAAGTGAATCAAACTTTGCAGACACAGTTAGCCTCTTTGGTTATAGATAACGCTGTTAGGGATACAGCAGTTAAAGCTGGGATTGTTGAAACAGCTATGGATGATATTCTGTTAAGGTCGAAATCCGTGTTTTCATTGAAAGACGGAAAAGCCGTTCCAAGTGATGCCACAGGTAATGTTATATTCGGGCATGGCACTAGCGAACCAATGTCAGTTGAGGAATGGGTAAAGGGTCAGATGGAAATAGCACCTCATTTATTCAAGCCATCAAATGGTTCAGGTTCTCAACACAAATCCAATACAGCAGGTTCTAATTCGAGTAATATGTCGGCTCTTGAGAAGTTACAAACAGGCTTTGCCAAATAGTTTGACATTCATGCCGTAATTCGGTATATAATATAACAAACCTTCAGTGAAGCGTTTAACCCTACGTTCTGCCAGTGGTGAAACAGTAGTAGATTTATTTTTTAATCTGCCCCTGTTTTACTCGGGCAAAATTTAGGAGAATGCAATATGGCATCTGTAACTCTAGCTGAATCAGCTAAACTCTCACAGGATATGCTTGTCGCTGGCGTTATTGAAAACGTCATCACAGTAAATCCTTTCTATGATGTATTACCGTTTCAAAACATCGATGGTAATTCACTTGCTTATAATCGTGAAAACGCTCTTGGCGCTTCAGAATGGACGGGCGTAGGCTCAACCATTTCTGCTGGTAAAGCCGCGGCAACTTTCTCACAAGTAACTACAAGCCTAACTACTCTAGTTGGCGATGCTGAAGTGAACGGCTTAATTCAAGCTACACGCTCAAACATCACTGACCAGAAGGCGGCTCAAGTTGCATCAAAAGCTAAGTCAATTGGTCGTGCTTATCAGGACAAAATGATTAACGGCACAGGTTCTTCAAATGAACTAGACGGCTTGTTAAATCTTGCTGTATCTGGACAGAAAGTAAGTGCTGGCACAAACGGTGCGGCTCTATCTTACGACTTACTAGACCAAACTATTGATTTAGTAACAGATAAAGACGGTCAGGTTGACTACATGTTAATGAATGCTCGTACTATTCGCTCATACTACGCTTTGCTTCGCGCTCTAGGTGGTGCTGGTATCGGTGAAACAATGGAGCTTCCATCTGGCAAAACAGTTCCTACTTACCGTGGTATTCCTATCTTCCGTAATGACTATGTACCAATTGACCAAACTCAAGGCACAGAAAGTGCGGCAACTTCGGTTATTGTAGGTACTTTGGATGATGGCTCTATGTCACACGGTATTGCTGGTCTTACTGCTTCTGGTAATGCTGGTGTATCAGTTGAAGAGGTTGGTGCTAGTGAAACTAAAGACGAGTCTATTACTCGTGTTAAGTTCTACAATGGTTTAGCTAATTTCTCTGAAAAGGGATTGGCTGTACTACACGGTATCAATAACTAAAAGGTCTGTCCTTCCCCCCTTCTTAATGGAGGGGGTTTTTATTAAGGTGAATTATGGCATTAGATGCAACGGTAAATGGTAGTTCTGCGGACAGTTATGTTTCTGTGGCTGATGCTGACGCATACCACGATAATCATCTTTATGCTTCCACTTGGACTAGCGCATCAACTGCTAACAAGGAGAAAGCCCTTAAAATGGCTACAAGAATCCTTGACGAAAAGATTGATTGGGTAGGTACTAAAGCAACAGAACAGCAAGCATTAGGATGGGGTAGGTATGATGTAACAGATGAAGGCTATACTGTATCTTCTACTATCATTCCCCAACCAATAAAGAACGCTACAGCTGAATTCGCAAGGCACTTAATCGGTAGTGATTTAACAGGCAATGCGGATGGAAAAGGTTTATCTTCACTAGTTGTAGGAAGCGTATCTCTAACATTTGACAAGAATGATACTGCTGGCGTAATGCCCGATATTGTTCAAGAAATGCTTAGAGGCTGGGGAGAGATACACGCTAGAGCAAAGTTCGGCACTGTAGCTGTAGTGAGGTCTTAAATGAGCTTACGAGATTCAATAGCAAGGTCGGTTGAGTCGGCTTTCGTCACTGTAGGCGATATAGCTGAAGAGATTACTTATAACTCAAGAACAGATGGTACATACAATGTAACAACTGGCGCAAGTTCTCACACTACAACTGTATATACCTTTCAAGCTATTGTTTCTGCCTTTGGAAGCGCTCGTGTTGATAGAAACGAGATTATGGATGGCATCACTGCTGATTTATCCATATTATTTTCCAGTAATGATTTAGCTGTTACACCAGACACCAATGACACAATAACCAGAGATTCGCAAACGTACAAGGTTAATCAAATCATTCAAGACCCTGCTGGTGCGACTTACAGGCTTATCGTTGGGAGAATAGGATGAGTGTGAAAATGAATGCAAGTTCTTTTGAGGCTGATTTGAATAAATTTGCCATAAGAACAGAGTTAGAATTAGATACGGTAGTTAGAAAAATAGCCTTATCTTTATATGATGGCATTACCAATAAAACACCTGTTGATACTGGACGGGCAAAGGGAAACTGGAATTTATCTGTCGATAGTATGGATACCTCAGTTAACCCTAAAGCTAGAGGAAAGAAGAGAGTGTCATTAAAGAAAGGAGATGGTAATAATGTTATTTACATATCCAACTCATTGCCGTATATAGGTGTACTTGAAGATGGTCATAGCAAACAAGCACCACATGGAATGGTTGCTTTAACACTAGCTGAAGTGAGAGCGAGTTTATTATGAGTTTTGCTAGTGAAAGAACGAATTTAGAAACTAGGTTCAATACTAATTGGACTACTACCCCGATAGCTTGGGGAAATGCTGATTTCAACCCACCAAGCAATTCAGAGTGGGTACGGTTTAATATTATTAATGGTTCTAGTGGTTATAGAGCGATTAATAATTTAAAGCGACATAACGGTTTGATAACGGTACAAATTTTTGCACCTATCAACTCTGGAACTCACACAATCAGAGGGTATGCTGATACAATATCAGCTATTTTTGATGGCGAGAGTTTCAATGATGTGGTCTGCGATGTGGCAAGCATAGCGACCATTGGTACTGATTCCGCTTGGCATCAGATAAATGTAACAATTCCTTACTGGAGGGATGCATGAAAAACGTAATTTTATATCCGCCTAACGGTGGCGAAGGTGTAATTCCTCACCCTTCTAAAATTGAGGAAATGAAGAACGCTGGATGGACAGAAAAAGCCAAGCCAGTAAATAAATCTAAGTCAAAGGAGCAATCAGATGGCAAATCATAAAGGAAGCGAGGGTGTCGCTAAAGTCGGCACAAATACAATTGCAGAGGTGAAAGATTGGAGTTTAAGCGAAACTGCTGAAACTATCGATGATACAACTCTTGGCGATACTGCTAGAACAAAGAAATCAAGTTTAACAACAGCAAGTGGTTCATTGACTGCTTTCTGGGATGAAACTGATACATCAGGACAAGGTGCAATGACTGTAGGTGCAGAAGTAACACTTAACCTGTATCCAGAAGGTGCAACTTCTGGAGATACATACGCCACTTTATCAGCAGTTGTTACTGAAAAAGGTGTATCAACATCATTGGATGGCATGGTAGAAACAAGTGTTAGTTTTGAGGCTAACGGTGCTGTTACTTGGGGTACTGTGTAAGTGAGCATACTGGATAAAGCCAAAGCGCACTTCGATAAAATTGACACAAAAACAATTGAAGTGCCAGAGTGGGATACGGTTATATATGCCACGCCTTTTACTATGGGTGAAAAGAAATCACTTTGGAAGTTTGCTAAAGAGGATGACTTTGAATTCATGGTAAGAACATTGATTTTAAAAGCACTTGATAAAGACGGTAATAAACTGTTTGATATATCTAACAAAGTTGAGTTGATGAACAAGGTATCACCAGACGTGATTACGCGTGTGGTGGGCGAAATATCCATAACCCAAACCATTGATGAAATGGAGGGAAACTAACAAGCGATTCCGAGTTATATACTAAGTACGCACTTGCGAATCGCTTACACAAAACTGTGTATGAGATAGATTTAATGACAGTTGAGGAGTTTTACGGGTGGATTGCGTATTTCAAATTAGAGGAAGAAAATGCCAAATAATGTAGCAACTCTTGCAGTAAAGGTTGACCCAAAGGGTGCTGTATTTGGTGCAAACAAATCTAAAAAAGCCATCAAGGGTATTGGTCGTACCGCTAGGCGTGTCAAAGAACAGGTGTTTTCACTTCAAGGCGCGCTTGTCGGATTGGGTGCTGGTGCTGTATTGCGCTCTGCTCTCAAATATACTGCAACAGTTGAAAACTTAGGTGTCCGCCTTAAATTTATAACAGGAAACGCAGAAGATGCAAGCCAAGCATTTGATACCATGCTTGAATTTGCGGCTGAAGCCCCTTTCACACTTCAAGAAATACAAAATGCCTCGCCATCATTATTAACGGTTGCTGATAATGTAGACGAGTTAGGTGATTTGTTGAAAATGACAGGCGATATCGCGGCTGTTTCTGGCTTGTCATTTGAGGAAGTTGGTCAACAACTACAAAGGTCATTCTCTGGCGGTATAGCCGCGGCTGATTTATTCCGTGATACGGGTGTAAAAGCAATGCTTGGATTCCAAACAGGCGTTCAATACACAGCAGAGCAAACCAAAAAACACATGGTTGATATGTGGAAAGAAGGCACATTTACTATGGTTGGCGCAACAAAGGAATTGGCTAAAACATTCGATGGTCAAGTATCAATGATGAAAGATGCTTGGGATGCTTTAAGTCTTGCCTTTATGAAAGAGGGCATATTTGACGAAACAAAAGGTTCTGTCCAAGATATAACCGATTGGTTGAAAAGTCCAGAGGTAATACAAGGTGCTAAAGATTTAGGTGGTTTTATAGCTGACATCGCTGTTGCTGTAAAGAACACCATCGCTAACTACATGGCTTTGCCAGAGTGGGTTAGAAACACTGGACTTATACTTGCTTTATTCGGTGGCGCGAAATTAAGAATTGCTATAACTGGGCTGGCTTTATTGGCTGGCAATATTAATAAGTTTACAGATTCTTTCGAACAAATGCCAGATGCTCAAGGAGATGTAAAAGCATACCAGCTTATTGTACAGGAACTGGCAAAATTAAGAGAACTAGAAAAGCAATTAACAAATGAAAGAGATAAAGCCTCAAAGCGTTCAATATTCGGTGGCGCGTTGAGTAGAGAAGCTCAACATTTACAAACCCTTCGTAGTGCTATTTTATCCCTTGAACGCGACTTAGCAAAAATAACGGCTTCTATGAAGTCCAGAACCGCCTCCCCTCATGAAGGTCTGCCTGATTTAACATCTCTTGAATCCGCAAAGAAAGCGACTGAAGAAATAAAAAAATCCTATAATGACTTAAATACAACGCTCAGTGCTACCATTAATATCTACGAAAATATGAGTAACCATATGGTCAGAAATCAAGCTGAATGGGAAGGGGCAATTAAAGTCCATAGAGACTTAAATACAACACTTAGTTCCACTATTGATATCTATGAAAATATAGGTGACCACATGGACAGAAATCAAGCCGAATGGAAAGAAACGGCGGATGCAATCAAAGAAGCCAAGTTAGACGGTATAGTTGCTGACATTGCTAGAAGTATGGAAGATAGTATTACTAATGCGGTAATGAATATCGGACAAGGTGTTTCTAATATGAAAGATTTTTTCAAGTCTATGGTCAATATCATTCTGGAACAGTTTGTTAGAATCAGGATTGCACAACCTGCTGTGGATTGGTTAACTGGCGGTACGGGTGGCGGTACTGGTGGCGGTGGTATAATAAGCGATATTATTAAAGGTATATTCTCAGGAGATGGGGGTGGGTACACAGGTTCAGGCGGAAGAGTTGGCGGTATTGATGGCAAGGGTGGATTTCCAGCCATACTTCACCCACAAGAAACAATTATAGACCACACCAAGAAGCAAGACGTTTCGCGGTCTGTCAATGTCAGTTTTAATATCACAGCAAACGATACTGAAGGATTTGATGATTTATTAGAGTCAAGACGAGGAATGATTGTTGGTCTTATTAATCAAGCAATGAATGACAAAGGCACTATGGGAGTCGCATAATGAGTTTACCTACTTCACCAGTTTTTCAGTCCGCGAATATAAAGAGCGTAGACCCAACATTGTTTAGCGAGTCAGTTAGTGGCAGAACACAAGCGAGAAAGGTGTCTGGGCAAAGATGGGAAGTTACGGCAACTTATCCACCTATGACTAAAGCGGATTTCATGCCTGTATATTCTTACGTTGTCAGTAAGCGAGGAACTCTAAGCACCTTTACTATGAGAATTCCCGTCTTAGAGGACAGTAGAGGTACGGCATCTGGTACTTTTTTAGCAAATGGTGCGGTTGTTGCTGGGCAAACAGTAATAGCCATTGATGGTGGCACTGGCGATTTAGCGAGTGGTGACTTTGTTAAGTTTGGACACGACAAGGTGTATATGGTTGTATCTCATACTGCTGGTAATTTGACTGTTTCGCCAGCATTGGTTACTGCGGTTGCAGATAATGAAGCACTTGTTTACAATGATGTGCCAATAACAGTTAGGCTAAAGAATGACGTACAAGCATTCGCATTTAACAATGACGGGTTATTCAGATATGAATTAGACTTCATCGAGGCACTATGAGTCGTGTAATCTCATCTGGCGTAATCACTGAAATCGCCACGAATGATTTCAGGATGTGTCACTTGTTGGAGATTAATTTAGCAACCCCGATTTATTACACAGACTCGCCTCAAGACATAGTTTATGACTCAAACACGTTTCTTGCTAGTGGGCATATTTTACAAATAGAAGCCATTCAAGAAGCATCAGATATCAGAGTTGGCTCTTCTAAGATTAAATTAAGCGGTGTAGAGCAAACATTTGTAAATCTAATGCTTGCAGGAGGTTATTCAGGTAGACAGGTACGAATTCTAAGAGCATTCTTAAACGACACCAACCAGATAATAGGTGACCCATTCTTACTATATGATGGGCGAATTGAAGGTCATCAGATTAAAGACAGTAATACCACCTCTGAAGTCATATTATCCATCTCTTCTCATTGGTCTGATTTTGAGAAGAAGTCAGGAAGGAAAACAAACAGCAATTCACAAGCACTTTATTTTTCAACTGATAAGGGATTTGATTTTTCAGCACTTGTAAATAAAGATATTAAGTGGGGTAGACCGTAATGGCATTCTGGGCTTGGTTATTCGACATAGTTGTTGGTGCGCTAATAAGTTGGGTATTAACTCCAAAACCTGAAGACTTTCAAGAAGTAGAAGGTACTCTTGTTAATAAGTCTAGCAACATTGCTGATATTCCAGTTATATACGGCAAGAGGAAAGTGGGCGGAACTCGCGTATTTGTTGAGAGTTCAGGAAGCGATAACGAGTATCTATACATCGCTTTGGTGCTGGCAGAGGGAGAGGTTAACAGCATTGGGAATGTATGGATTAATGATGTTTTATCGACCGATTCACGCTACTCTGGTCTTGTTACTATCAACAAGCATGTAGGAACTGATTCACAGACAGCAGATTCAACGCTTACAAACGCTTCAAGCTGGACAACAGACCACAAGCTAAGTGGTGTTGCTTATCTGGGAATTAGACTCAAATTTGACCGCGAAGTCTTTAGTTCAATTCCAACATTTCATGCGGAAGTTGAGGGTACAAAGTGTTACGACCCAAGGGGTAACAGTGGTTCAGGCTCAACTGGATATACAACGAACCCTGTGATATGCTTGCTCGACTATATGACGAACTCACGTTACGGCAAGGGTTTACCAACGACATCGTTTGAAACGGGTGTTTTTGCTGGAAATCCCAACCTGTCTTCTTCATGGCATGTAGCCGCAGACTTATGTGATGAACTCGTAACACCTTACACTGGTTCAGGTACGATTGAGAAATTCTCATGTAATACCGCTATTAACACAGGCAAGAAAATTATTGATAACGTCAAGATACTGCTCTCTGGCATGCGTGGAATTATGCCATACACCCAAGGCGAGTATCGTATTCTCATTGAAGATGAATTAGTTGGCTCTCCCGTTTTTGACTTCAACGAAGACCACATAATAGACGGCATCGCGATTACGTCAGAAAATAATAATGAGAGATTTAACAGGGCAATATGCACTTTCGCCAATCCTGACAACAACTGGGAAAGCGACCAAATTGAATACCCACGCGCAGGAAGTTCAACCTATACAACTTATAAGACCGAGGACAATGGATTTGAATTGACGCGAGAAGCGCACCTAAATACCGTTACAAGCATTTATCAGGCTTATAATATTGCTAAAACAATTGTCAAGAAGTCGCGCAATGGTCTTAGATGCTCATTCTTATCAACCACAGAAGCACTTCAATGCGCGGTTGGTGATATTGTAACCGTATCCCACTCAACACCTAATTGGTCAAGCAAACAGTTCCGAGTTATGGATATGTCTCTTGATTCAGATGCAACGGTAACACTCTCATTGATTGAGCATTTTGATGCCTCTTACTCATGGGAAGATACAGACGAAATAACAATCGTCACTGATACCGACCTGCCAGACCCAACAACTGTCACAGCACCAACAGGCTTGACGGTGGCTTCTGGCGAAACTCATCAACTCACCAACTCAGACGGAACTATATCAGCAAGAATGCACGTTAGCTGGACTGACTCTGTTGATGCTTTTGTTTTGAAATACATAGTGCAATTTAGCACAACATCGACTTATGATGGAGAGGTTGAAACTACTGGCAGTCCTATATATCTAGCTGGAGTTTCTAGCGGTGCGACTTACAATGTGCGAGTTAAAGCGGTTAGTGTTGGTGGTTTTTCATCGGATTGGGTAACAACAACTCATACTGTTGCTGATTTGGTTGGCGGTGTCGTTACATTCGCATCTTCAATTGGGGTGGGTACAACAACTCCACAACAAGAGGTTGATATATCTTCGGCTAATCCAGCAGTAAGATTAACCGACACCACCACTTCAGGATTGTTTCACGAACTAGTGTCTTACAGTAATGATTTGAGATTTAGCGCAGACGGTGACAGTGTTCATGGTAGCACAGATATCGAATTTCTGATAGATGGCACTGAGCGTATGAAGATAACCAACGCTGGTATGGTTCATATCAATGACGGAAATTTAGTCATATCCACAAGCGGACACGGTATTGATTTTTCAGCAACGAGTGACGGCACTGGGTCTATGACCAGCGAATTGTTAGATGATTACGAAGAAGGTACTTTTACTCCAGTTATCGCAGATGCCTATACTGGCGGTAATACAGGAAGTGCTGCAACGATAAAAGGTTTTTACACAAAAATAGGCAGATTGGTTAATGTTTCAATTTATATTATTAATATGGACACCACCGGTCTTACTAGCGGTAACGACTTATTTTTTAGAGGCTTTCCCTTCACTTCAAATAACGCATCGCACCATTATGCTGACGGGATTTCGCGTGTTGATAATGTAAATATTGCCAACTCAAGAAATTCAGTAAGTGCGGTAATGACAAATAATGACTCATGGTGCAGGATTAACGAATACGGTGATAATGTTGCTGATGACTTTCTTACTGTGAGCGATTATACAAGTGGCACATCTGATGTTTTTATCAATATTACATATATGGTTTAATTACTCCTAGTGGATTCTAGGAGTGGACAAATTATTAACAACAAGGAGCAAATATGGCTTTAGAAAAACAAACAGTAGTAGATAAGATTGAAGTATTAGAGATGGGTCAAGTACAAGTACGCACAGCAACAAGAGTACTTGAAGATGGCGAGGTATTATCCTCATCATTCCACAGACACGTTCTTGTACCTGCGGATGACTTAACCAATGAAGACCCAAAGGTAGTAGCAATCGCTAACGCTACTTGGACAGATGAGGTAGTTAGCGCTTATCAAATGATGATTTCAAACAAGGAATAAAAACAATGGCACAAGAGAAATGGCACGTAAGTAAGGCGATAAGTCTATCGCATATAGCAACAACAGGTGTTCTCATCTTGAGTGCTATTGTTTACATCACTGGAATTGAGAAAGACGTGGCAGTCCTTCAGGCACAGCAGGCAAATATGCAAGAACAGATTGTTCAGATGCAGAATGACAACAAGGAAATGTTCAGGCGTATTGACGAGAAGCTGGACAAGATGATTGACATTATTCATAAGTATCAAACTTCAAGATATGAATGAAGATATGGATTTTTCTAATAGCTGGTTGGCTGGTTCTTGACACTTTATTTAAACTAACATGTTTGGTTTACCATTAGAATTAATAACAATGATTGTAAGCTATATAGCATCGGCTTACATTCGACTTCAGGCTGATAAAAGACAAGACCTTGCGGATGAGCGTTTAGCAAGAGAGGGTGCTTTAAAAGATGCTAGAGCCTTCCAAACAACAAGCGCAAACTGGGCAAGACGCTTTCTTGTTGTATCGTTTGTGGCGATGGCTGGTTTTATTTTAATTGCTCCAGCATTATGGGACACCAGCACTCAAGTACCAATTGAATACGTTGAAGGGTTCAAATTCTGGTTCTTAGATTTTACAAAGACGGTTACACGCTATGTCGAACTAGAAGGCGTAGTTACACCAGACTATCTACCTCACGCTATTATGGCTGTGGTCGGATTTTACTTCGGAAATTCAAACGCAAAGAGGTAGTTAAATGCACCATCTTTATGAATTCTGCACGTCAGAGTCGCAGAAAGCTAAGTTAGAGTCCTACATTCGTTTACAGTCGGTTAGAGCGGTAGCTGACGAACTTGGGATTTGTCATCAGAACGTATCTCGTACTTTAAGAATGCTTAAATTGAGAGCTTCTAAAGTAGGTATCGCGCCAGAGGCGGATATGACCCACCAGACCGCAGAAGGGTTTGATGTTAAAGGGGTTTCAACTTACTACGACCAAGATGGTCAAGTAAAGGGGCAATGGGTTAAAACGCAAAATTCTGGACACTCTTATGAGGAAGTAGCAGAAGTATTTACCGAGGCACTTGGTGATTTTCAGCCTATCGGTAACATATCAACACCAGATGTTGTTGATGATGATATTTTGGCGGTTTATCCAATGGGAGACCCTCATATAGGAATGTACGCTTGGGCAGAAGAATCGGGCGAAGATTTCGATTTAAAGATTGCTTCTGAAGATTTAAGACGAGCAACCAACGCTCTAGTCGATAGAAGTCCGCCCTCTAAAACAGGACTCATACTGAACCTCGGTGACTTTTTCCATTCGGATAATCAGCAGAACCGTACAGCTAGGTCTGGCAATGCTCTGGATGTTGATGGAAGATGGGCAAAGGTTCTTAAAACTGGTATAGACTTGATGATTGAAATAACTCTATCAGCGCTTGAGAAGCATGAGAAGGTTATAGTTAAGAATATAATCGGCAACCATGATGACCACTCGTCAATCTTCTTAGGATTAGCGATGGAGAAGTTCTTTCATGATGAGCCTAGGGTCTTTGTTGATGTTGTGCCGAGTAAATTTTGGTATTACAAATTCGGAAAAGTTTTAATTGGTTCAGCACATGGAGATACCGCAAAGCCAGATAAACTACCTCAAATAATGGCATCAGATAGAGCTAAAGATTGGGGTGAAACAGAATTTAGATACTGGTACACTGGTCATATTCATTCAAGAAATGCTATTGAGTTTGTTGGTTGTACTTGGGAATCGTTCAGGAATTTAGCACCAAATGATAGCTGGCATGCTGGAATGGGATACCGCTCTGGTAAAGATATGAACTGCATCATTCTTCATAAAGAGTTTGGCGAGGTTGGTCGAAATACAGCGAGCCTCAAGATGGTTCGTTCAAGTAGATAAGTATTCACTTCCTCCAATCCTGCTTCCAGAAAGGGCGCTTCTCTTTTGGCTTCCTTCGCTTTTTTTGTTCTGCTTCTCTCTGCTCTCTCTGTTGGATAGAGGCAGGGTTTTCGTCACCCTGCCTTATACGACCAGAAATTAAGTCTAACTTGCTCACGCAAAGAGGGAATTAAACACGATTAGTGCTAATACCACTCCTACAATAGCTACTACTTTCTTGTTGTTCTTAGCCCAGCTCATTAAATCTTCAAACATATTGCTACTCCTTATTGTTGTCGCTTGTACTTCCACTGCGTCAGCGACTTTCCACAGTTTTCTAGTTAGATTGCTCATTCTATCTTCCATGATTTTAATAGATTTAATACATCAAGAACACTATAGACAATCCCGACCTTAGAACCAGCATCCTCGATATGCTTAATCATCGATATTTGGGACTTACTAAGCCTCCCTTGGGGTGTACCTGTCTTTGGCTTTTTAACCTCTATACCGTAGTATTTGCCATTGTGAATCAATGTTATGTCGGGAACACCAGCTTTCGCACCTTCCGCTTTCATTTTTCGAGCCACGCCTAATGTTCGCCTACCACCGTTAGGAACAGCCCACCAACAATAACCCTTCATATCTAAGTATTGAGCAATAGATTTCTGGATTTGGTGTTCTATGTCATTCACTTATTGCGGATTTGCTTTATTCGCTCTCGTTTTATGTGTGATATTTCGGGCAACCCTTTGACCGCATAGTATATAGCATTCGGTCTTGTGACTATTAGTTTCTCAAGCGTGGGTAAAGAATACCCCAACTCATGTGCTACTTTTTGATAGGTGTAGCCCCTTTGTTTTATGTATTGTTTTATGTTCATGCGCTTATTATAACGTAAGTATTTTTAAGAATTTTAATATTTTTTTTAAAAAAACACTTGACAATACGAAAAAAAGGCGTATAATTATACGCATGGGAACACAAAAAAACCCATAAAACCAAAAAACAGGAGATAGAAAATGAGAGAAGTTGCAACAAAGACATTCAAAGAATACGAATCTGACGATTGGTTTGTTCTTGGAGTTACCTTAATAGTAGGTATTGGTATAGCAATTCTTCTTGTTACAATCTACAATTCTTTTAAATAGGAGATAGAAAATGAGAGTAAGAGATATAGAAACACCTGAACTAACTGGCAAGACTTGGGATAACGAATTATTCAGATTGACTGACCATGTTCGTGGCGATTGCCATCACGAAATAATGAACAACATAAATGTAGGTGATGTTTATTTTGATGGTGTTGGCACTAAACATATATGTGTCACAGCTATGAAGGTTGACGCAAGGTGGCAGAAACTCATCACAAACGATAACCAAGAAATTGGCAATAACTGGAGAGTTGAAGTTCAGCCAACTAAAAAGGATGGCACAGTCAACAGAGCAGTAGCAACAGTTATTTACGTTCATAGACTTGGATGGGAAAGCGAGAAAATTTAATTTAAACGGGGTGCGCAAGCACCCCACAACGGAGAAGAAAATGATAGTCACCAAACAACTAAAAGACCTAAACAGAAACCAGTTGACTAAATTGTTGGTTGCTAACCCTAACGCTATTAGTGGATTTAACAAAAGAACCACCACGCACAACCTTCGCTTGAAATTCAACAGGCTGGGTGATGAGTTCGCCACAGTTACTTTTAATAATCGCACTTGGGAGATATTGAAATGAAAAATAAAGACGCAATTTATAAAGAGATTCTAACTACGCTTCACCCGTTATTGGATGAGCTAGACAAAATTGACGCTGAACTCAGTTATCTTCATGAGTTTGATGAGTTCACA